GTCAGTTAGACGAGGATGATTTACGGGCTGAAATTGAGCTAGAGCTTCCTGATTCCGGTGCGGCTCCTTTTTTGGTTTCTGCGGACCTTGATCCGGAGATAGAGATTATAGCGGATGACGACGGCAGTGTGGTTGTGGACTTTGATCCCGACGACATGCGTGGTGAGGGCGATAATTTCTATGCCAACTTGGCGGAGGAGATCCCGGACCGCGAGCTTGGTCGGATTGCTTCTGATTTGCTTGGCGAGTTTGAGTCTAACAAGTCCAGCCGTCAGGAGTGGGAAGACACGTATAAGAACGGGTTAGAGCTTCTTGGTTTTAATTACGAGGAGCGCACGACGCCGTTCCGCGGTGCGAGTGGCGTGACGCATCCTTTGTTGGCCGAGGCTGCTACGCAGTTTCAGGCGCAGGCATTTAACGAGTTATTGCCTTCGAGTGGTCCGGTTCGGACTGTTGTGGTTGGCAAGGACACGCGTGAAAAGCAGGATCAGGCGCATCGCGTGAAGCAGTTTATGAACTACTACATCACGAATGTGATGGAGGATTACACTCCTGACATGGACCAGATGTTGTTTTATTTACCGCTGGCGGGCAGTGCCTTCAAGAAGATTTACTACGACGAGAGCTTGGGCCGTGCGATAAGTAAGTTTGTTCCTGCTGAGAACTTGGTGGTTCCTTACGACACTTCTGACTTGGATACGTGTCCGAATATCACGCAGGTTGTGCGTATGGACTTGAACGATTTGCGAAAAAAGCAGGTTGCTGGTGTGTATATGGACATAGACGTAATACCTTCTCAGGGGGAGATTACGGGTGTTCGTGACGAGATTGACCGGATTGACGGCTTTGAGCCCAACCAGATAAATTACGACTGCACTTTATTGGAGTGCCATGTTGATTTGGATCTTGAGGGCTATGAGGACATGGGCGAGGACGGCGAGCCTACGGGTATCAAGGTTCCTTACATTGTCACGATTTCTCAGGACAACGGCGAGATTTTGTCGATACGTCGCAACTTTGCTGAAGACGACGAGAAGCGTCAAAAGATACATTATTTTGTACATTACAAGTTTTTACCGGGGTTTGGGTTTTACGGGCTGGGTTTGATCCACACGATTGGTGGTTTAGCGCGTTCTGCAACATCATCACTACGTCAGTTGATTGATGCTGGTACATTGTCTAATTTACCTGCTGGATTCAAGGCCCGCGGCCTACGGATCAGGGACGACGACGATCCTTTACAGCCGGGTGAATTCAGGGATGTTGATGCTCCGGGGGGCGCAATTCGTGACAGTTTGATGCCATTACCGTTCAAGGGACCGGATCAGACGTTATTTAACTTGTTGGGTTTTGTTGTACAGGCTGGTCAGCGTTTTGCGACGATTACGAACATGAAGGTTGGCGACGGCGACCAGAGTGCTGCGGTTGGCACTACGATAGCTATGTTGGAGCAGGGGTCCCGTGTTATGAGTGCGGTACACAAGCGGCTTCATTACGCGATGCGTTTAGAGTTCAAGATTCTGGCGCGTGTAATGGGCGAGAGTTTGCCACAGGAGTATCCTTATTCGGTTGCGGGCGACGATGCTACGGTGATGGCGAAGGACTTTGACGACCGCGTAGACATTGTGCCTGTTTCTAATCCGAATGTATTTAGTCAGGCGCAGCGGATTGCTTTGGCTCAGACTAAGTTACAGTTAGCGGCGCAGGCTCCGGAGATCCACAACATGCACGAGGTGTATCGTGACATGTATGAAGCGCTGGGCGTGAACGATGTTGACAGGTTGATGCAGGCGTTACCGGACGAAGAGCCGCGGCCTACGGACCCTGCTCAAGAGAACATCAACGCGCTGGATCAGATGCGGTTGCATGCGTTTACGGGTCAGGATCATCAGGCGCATATTATGTCTCACTTAGTATTTGGTTCTAGTCCTATGATTAGTCAGATGCCTGCGGTTGCGGTATCTTTACAAAAGCATGTTTTGGAACATGTTAAGATACAGGCCGAGGAGCAAGCGATGGCGCAGATGCAGCAGGGTGGTGATGAGATTCAGTATCAGGCGATGGTTGCACAGTTGGTTGCACAAGGCATGCAGAAAGCCAAAGAATTGTCTGGACAAATATCTGGTCAGGGTCCAGATCCTTTGATAAAGTTGAAGGAGAAGGAGTTAGAGATCAAGGCTCAGTCGGAGCAAGCGGATGCACAGGTAGATCAGGCCAAATTGCAGCTTGACGCTCAGAACCAGCAGATGCGAAGCGAGCAGTTCCAGCAGCGGCTTGCAAGTCAGGAAGCTCAGACGGACAAACGGATTGATAGCGCAATGCAGCGTGAATTGTTAAAACAACAGAAAGGGCAATAAAATGGCAAAAGTAAAGTTTAGAGGTTCTGCACCGGGTCCTGCCCCAAAGGCAGTTCCTTATGCTCAGATTGATAAGCAGGGTCGTATTCCTTATGGCAAGACGGCTGATGTTAAGGTTCCTACGTCTATGAAGCGTGGCACGGCTCGCGGGATGGGCGCTGCGATTAAAGGCGGCGGCTACTTAGAGTGTTAATTGATGGAAATGGACGCGCTTTGGAATTTTGTACTGACGGCTGGAGTGGGAGCTTTGGGCTGGTGGATAAAATCTCAGCACTCTGAATTAAATCGCGTAACCATTTTATTAAATAGAACTCGTGAAGAGCTTGCCAAGGAGTACACAACTAAAGTCGAGAGCAACGCATCCATAGACCGATTAATAGTTCGGTTGGATGCTCTCGACGCTAAGATGGATAGGATGCTAGAACGCTAGAACAAGAAAGCTCCCACTATGATAGATCCTGTTTCAGCCATCGCCACAGCTACAGCCGCTTATAAGGGTATCAAGAAAGCTTGCGAGGTGGGCAAGGAGATTTCGAGCTTTGCTGGTACAATTTCACAGTTTGCCAAGGCGTCAAGTGACATGGACTTCCTTGAGAAGCAGGCGGCAAACCCCTCTCTTTATCACAAGTTGTTTTCTAATACTGAGGCTACGGCTTTAGAGATTTGGACTCAAAAGAAAAAGATGTCTCAAATGAGAGAAGACTTGCGTGAATACGTTAGTTTTGTGTATGGTCCATCAGCTTGGAAGGAAATTGTAGCTTTGGAAGCGGAACAAAGAAAGCGCCAGAGGGAACTGGTTTACAAAAAGAAAGAGTTTATTGACAACTGCATTAACGCCGTAGTGGTTACGGTATTGCTTGCGATTGGGTTAGGTATTCTTGGCATAGTTTTGTATTTTATAGGTGCAAAACAGGGAAAGTGGTAATTGAAGAATATAAGAACAAATGGGTGGTTATAGACAAAAACAATAAAATAGTCATAATTACCTCAAACAAAAAGATTGCGGCGAAAGCTGCGCTGGGTTGGAGAAAACAGAATGACAGAGTTCGACAAGGCAGATCTAAACAATAACTCAACCATTGAGCGCACCGAATGGAACTTACTTGCACTTGAAGATCGTAGGCTTGAGATACACGATCAAGATTTAAAGCGTAACGCAGAGCGTAGGTTTACCGGGTTTGCTTTAGCTGGCATGTTAATTTATCCATTTATTATATTGTTTGCTTCTGTTCTTGGCTTTGACAAAGCTGCAACCTTAATTACAGATATAGCCAGTGTGTATGTTATTGCTGCATCTGGCGTTGTTGCTGCTTACATGGGCTTCAATGCTTATAGCGCAAAGGCTGATAAGACTAAAGCTTCGATAAGCTTTGACGATAGGGGAGAAAGCAAATGAGTATAATATCTAGTCTTATTGGTCCCGTTTCAGGTATCTTGGATAAGTTTGTTGAGGATAAGGACCAGAAAGCGGCCTTGGCTCATGAAATAGCTACCATGAGCGACAAATATGCCCAGCAAAGTCTGCTTGCTCAGTTAGAGATTAATAAAGCGGAAGCGGCTTCGGGCAGTTTGTTCAAGGGGGGATGGCGACCTGCTGTTGGTTGGGTGTGTGCTTTAGCGTTTGCATATCACTATCTGCTTCAACCCCTTTTGGTTTTTATTCTTACGGCTTCCGGCGTTGATTTACCTGAACTCCCTAGCTTTGATATGTCCACACTTCTTACGGTTTTGGGAGGATTATTAGGAATTGGTGGACTTCGTTCATATGAGAAAACAAAAGGATTAACAAAATGAAATGGTTTTCAAGATCGTACTGGTGGAATCTTTTGATGGGAGATTCTAAAGAAGAGGTTGCAGTTGTACCCTCTCCTGTAAAAAAGACACCATCCAAACGTGGCAGACCAAAAGGTTCTACGAACAAACCTAAGATCCGCAAGAAAAAAAAGTAAAGTCTTATGGAAAACGATATTATTATTGAACAGCAAGCGTCTACCATAGGAACTAAAACAATTAACATTGGCACAGGCGGTGGTAGTGATGTTGAAGCAGGTATAGAGTTTATCTACCACATGCGTGAGCATTTAGTCGATGTAACCGTAGCTACAGTTTACGGACTTGTGGTGTTTGCTATTGTTCTGTGGCTGAAAAAGAAGTTCTCCAGTTGATGTGGGTATTGGTTTGGATGCAGCTAATATCGGGCCAGCCTGTGGATTATTTTCAGTTGGCTGTTTACGAAAGCAGTTCTGAGTGTGAAACAAATAGAAAACGTGCGGAAGTTATGGTAACGCATAATGGGATTGCTGTAGCTTGCTTGGAGGTAAAGATATGACCGTAATAATAAACTTATACTACAGAATTAAATACAAGCTGTTCGGAGTTTTGTATTACAAAGGAAAAACAAAATGACATTTAAACTATCTAAACGAAGTCAGGACAGGCTTCTCGGCGTAGACGAACGGCTGGTTTCCGTAGTCAAAGCTGCAATTCATACTTCTAAGATTGACTTTGGCGTCATCTGCGGAATGAGAACTTCCAAAGAACAAGAGGAATTAGTTGCAAAGGGCGCATCTAAAACTATGAAGTCAAAACACCTTCTGGGCCACGCTGTGGACCTTATGGCTTATATAGGTTCAAGAGCATCTTGGGAGTTAAATTTGTATGATGATATAGCTGACGCGATGGCCGAAGCGGCTCGTGAGGTAGATGTTCCTATTCGCTGGGGTGCAGCATGGACAGTGCCAAACATTGCTTACTTTAATGGAACTATGGAAGATGCAATGAACAGCTATATTGATACACGGAGGACACAAAGCAGGCGTCCGTTCATTGACGGGCCACATTTTGAACTAATGGTTTAAATCTCTATTGCCTTTTTAAAAAATACAGGTAGTTTGCGTATCAGACAAACTGGGATTTTATAAGAATGGATGAGATATTTATTGCGGAAGCTGTGTTTCGCACTATAAGGGACAGAAGACAGGGCGTTGTTGATTTAATGCAGTATGGCAACGTCAAATCAATAGAGCAATATCGTGAGCTTATGGGTAACTTAGAAGCCCTGAATCACGTGGAACAGGAACTCAAGGGCCTGCTAGATAAACAGGAGCGTAGCATTGACTGAAGCGCAAAAAATTGACTTGAAAACAGCACAAGAGGCCGTCGCAGGTCTCAAAGAAGAAAAAGTGCTAGATCCCGAAAAGATCGGGGAAACCCTCTTAGAAAGAATGCCCGACCCAACTGGTTGGCGACTGTTGATCCTTCCGTACCGCGGTAAAGGTAAGACAGAAGGCGGTATCTATCTTCCAAATACTGTGGTTGAAGAGAACGCCGTCTCCACTCAGGTAGGATATGTCCTAAAGGTTGGTGAATTAGCGTATCAAGACTCGGAAAAGTTTCCAGAGGGCCCTTGGTGCGCGAAAGGTGATTGGGTGATGTTCGCCCGTTACGCAGGTTCTCGCTTCAGAATTGATGGC